TACCGTTTCGGTAATGTATCCCCAGAGCAGTTGCACGCCTCTAGACTGTAATCCGCGAAAATTGTCGATAATATCGCCAATATTCACAAACCAGTCTAGAAGCCAGGAGAACGGTGTTGCGTCGTAAAGCGCTTTTGCGATGGATCCCGGATCTAGCCCGAAGGCTATTTCCGTAAGATCCGCGCGAAGCGCAGCGTTATGAAGGAGATCAGCCGCTGATCCACCCGAAGGTAGATACAGAGGTCTGAAATCGAATTCATAACCAGCAGAGAAAGTAATTTCACTGCTGACTCGGCAACCCGCTAGGCCATGGAGTGACATTTTAGATGATGGTGTTGTACCATCATTCCAGCCTGGATATTGGACATCCAAGCCCCCAGCGATTGAGCTGGGGACAGATGGACGCCAAGCCAGACCGGTGCAGCTAGAATAATCGTACGAAAGTGTACGATTATTATCTGCCTGCCATACTCCAGGGACCTTACGACGGCGCCTCACGATGGTGCCGCTGTCCTTGATCCATTGGTCAACTAATCCGTTGACAGTATCGATGAGCACACCAATCTTGGCAGCATCATCAGCCAGGGGGCGATACGCGAACACATAGTTCAAGTATTCGCCACCCAATGACCGAATGATGTCGCCACGCTTGCGTGGGTCAATGATACTACTTACGATCGACTTGCCCAAAAGTTCAGGCAATAGAGCGCCGTCAACAACGGCCTCTGCGATCGAAGACAATAGATCGACCTGACTCTGAATTGGATTGGTACTCTTAACAAAAGAGGTACCAAGCGTGACCAACTCAGCGTCCGACTTGACAAAACTCCAGTTGAGAGGCGAGACCGAATTGTTCCGGTCGAGCCAAACATTTCCATTCATGAGGTTACCACTAGAAGCGGTAGCTAATGTATGGACAGGGTTTGTCAATACGCCCCAATTTGGGCTGGCGGAAGGGTCTGGTCTCGTGCTAAAGGTATTCCCGGATAACCGGGTAACCTTTTTGCAGGAGAACTCATGACCCATATCGCCAGAAATTGAGGCGAAGAGCTCGTTCACATTCTGGTCGCCGAAAACGGCGCCAGGCATGCGAACACTACGCTCGTACGACGGTCCACTTCTAAAAGAAGTGATGGGATTTTGGAACAACAAGTCATTCACTGAATATTTCCACGTTGGATTAACCGCGGAGAGATTCACTGAGACGGGTGACAGCTTGTTAGCTCTCACAACGTCGGGCCTGCGCCCAAGATTCGTTGTAACGTATCCCGAGGACATTTTCACGTACTCCTTCCCGTTTAGCTGGTGGTTTCACTCCGGAAGAATTCTTCAGACCGGAGTGGGAGCGCCTACCCAACAAATGTTAGATAGACTGCTGGGGTGCCCTAAG